TACCATATATAATACTTTTAAGAAAAGTATTGCAAAAAATAAAAGAACAATTTTTCAAAAAAGAAAACTTTTGCAATACTTTTAAGAAAACTTTTGCAATACTTTTCTTAAAAGTATTCTTAAAAGTATTCTTAAAGTATTAAAATATAAATATATTTTAATGACATCATCTGCCTCTTCCACAATTGTCGATTATGCAAAATCAACTCAAAATGTCTCTATGTGTTTAGCAGTCACCCTATTTTTGATTATTGTCTTCATGATGACACCGCTAAGCAAGTTTGTTTTTTCTTCTATTTTTGGAAACGTGATTATTCTTACACTTTTAGCATATACGATCTATTATAATACAACAGCAACTAACAATTTTATGAATAGATTTAATATATCATTAACTTCAGGTGACTGGGATGTACTCAAAACAAATATAATGTGTAGCTATATATTTTCGGCATTTTTGTTAGTTCTGTTCCTTTCAGTCGTCCGAAAAATATTTTGAAATAATGGGAGCGCTTTTGATTGTATCTTTAGGGGGATTTAGTAAAACACTTGTGTACCCCTGTAAAACACTTGTGTACACCTGTGAAACATTATTGTTCTTAAGCAAATAAGTTGCCCTAACAGCATATATTTTTTCATTATAAACAGTTTCATCTTTGCATTTACTTCTACAAATAATAATTAATTTTCCATAGGCATCTCTTAGGATCATAATATAAAATATCTTATAAACTTTATATTCGTTTAAAAGATATTGTAATTTATTCTTATTTAATATATATAATGAATAATTTTTCAAGAGGAATGTCTATGCCGTCTGCAGGTGGATTAAATGTATTGAAATCCGGTGGTGCAATGTCGCTATCTCAACGATTACGTGGTTCCTTAAACTGGAAAACCGGTCTAATTATTGTTGGTGTAATTGCATTACTATTGGTTGCTTATTATATGTATACGAGCGCTACAAAAAAATCAGCATTTACAGCTAATCGTGAACACATTCCCGTAAATCAAAATTCAAATAAAACAGCAACCCTAATGTTGTTCTATGTAGATTGGTGCCCGCACTGCAAAACAGCCAAACCAGAGTGGGAAGCGCTAAAGTCCAAATATGAAGGCAAATCAATCAATGGTTATACAGTCAATTTTGTGGAATACAACTGCACGGAAGAGACCGCAGAAGTGAGCCAACTCATGGATAAATACCATATTGAAGGATATCCTACTATTAAGCTACTTAAGGATAACCAAGTTATTGAATATGATGCGAAACCTACCAAGTCTACTATGGAACAATTCTTAAACACGGTTCTTTAAGTAGTTTTGCGTAAATAATATATTGTTGAAACTTAATTTAAAGCGAAAGCGACTTACAAACCCTTCTCTTTTAAGTAGGCAACAGCATCATCCTCTCCTTGTTGTATGAGAGTTTTTCTGACTTCTTGATTACGTAACGCTTCTTGCATAATTGATAATGTTAATGGATTTTCAGAAATATTACATTTTATAGTATTTTCTATATTTTCGTGAGGGACACTATCACGTATATAATTCATTGAATTAATAGTCATACACATAATATATTCTAATAACGACGACTCTTGATTAACAGTGACATTTCCATAATTGCCATCTTTATTGCCATAATCATTGCTATATACTATATTAATTCCCAATAACTCATCTTTATTTGGGTGATCGCGTACACAAGCATTAATTGGATAATTGCACATAACCCCTCCGTCCAAATAACATCCGTTATTCCAAATAGTAGGCATAAAGATGCCGGGTATAGTTGAAGACATTGTTAGTGCTTGTAACAAACCTAAATCCGGAGTTAGCGTGTGAGATAATTCCACTGTTTTAAATTCATTTAATTCAAATGTAAATATATGTAAATCGATTTTACTATATTCGTAAAACTCTTTTAATGTAATATTTATATTCAAATCTTTCGCTTCTAGCAAAGGTTTAAAAATTATCTCCGCTAGTTTCTTATCAAATAATCCTTTATTATAATAAGAATCAAAAATCTGTTTTGCATTTACTTTTATAACGTCATGCCATGGCCGTTCAATTAAATATTTATTTAATGTGTCCCAGTCATATTTTAAACAGATAAAAGCACCAATAATAGAGCCGATAGATGTACCATAAATGCTTTCGATATCATTTGGGCTCCAATACCCCTCTTTTTCCAAAGTTTCTAATGCACCCAAATATCGAAACCCTAATGGACCGCCGCCTGAAATAATTAAATGTTTTATGGTCATTTTTATATTATATTTAAAAAGTATTTAAATATATTATTTTTAAAGTATATATTTTTAATTTTTTTCTTTTTTCAGATTAATGGCAAATATATTTACATTAGAGAATTTTGCTGAATTTTCCGAAAAGATCAATATTGATGAATTATACGAAAAAAAGCACCAGGTCGATCTTAATAAATTGGAATTATTCAAAAAAATATTAAATCGAATTCATGTACGCATTAAGACGACAGCAAGGCAAAATATTCATGAAAAATTTTGTTGGTTTGTGGTTCCAGAGGTCATTATTGGTGTCCCGAAGTATGATCAAGCTGCATGTATTGCCTATTTAATGGATACATTACAAACAAATGGGTTTCAAGTGCGGTATTTTCATCCAAATACTATTTTTATTTCCTGGGATCATTGGGTGCCGTCATATGTTCGAAATGAAATTAAGAAAAAAACGGGTATTGTAATTAATGAATATGGTGAAAAAATAGAACAAGAAGTAGAAGAGGATGAGGAAGAAAATAATTTAGATGAAAAACCAGGAATGCAACAAATTAAAAACAGTAAAAAATATACACCTATTAATTCTTATAAGCCATCAGGTAAGTTAGTATATAGTGAGGATCTTTTAGAACGTATTGATAAACGAATTAACTAACAAAATATTTGAAACTAATTATAACAAAAATCTCATTGTAATATATAATGCATTCAAATAAATCACATAAATTGGTCAGAAAAAATAAATCAAAAACAAAAAAATGTCGACCATCCCAAAAAGCTTTACAGGTTTACTGTAGGGAACACGCCAACACTTTTAATCAATTTGAAGAACAATATGAAAAAGATTTTGAGGGTACTTTGAAGGCGGAGAATGCAAATATTGAAAGGCAGCTAGTTAAATTATTTAAGACACCATTTACGCCATCTAAATTTACTGCACGAAGTGACTATTATACCTATATTAACTATCAATGGATTGCCAAACAAACTCAATCTCTAAAAAAAGAGTTAAAACATTATGTACAAGTAGACAGTTTTCGTGTTACACAAGAAAAGGTATTTTATGAATTGATTGATATCGTAAAAGAATATACTAAAACTAATCACTCTAAAAAGGCCAAAGCCATTAAAGATGTATATGAATCGTTATATCATTTAAATAATAAAGCTGCAGAGGATTTTGTAAAATACTACGTTGATTTAACTGATAAAAGAATTGCATCGGATGATATTTATGAGATACTTGGCAGTCAAAATCGTAATGAAGTGATCTCATGGGGATCACCCTTAGTTTGGAATGTTCTAAAGGATGAAAAAAATGTGAGTGTTTATCGTTCAACAATATCAGCACCTCAGTTAACTATATATGATTATGAAATTTATATTGAAGATACGGCAGACGATCAGAATACTAAAAAATATAAAAAGGAATTTAAACGCAAATATTTACAGTTTATTCACGATATGTTTGATTTGTGTTTAGGAAAAGGACACGGGTTAAAGGCACAAGATGTATGGGATTGTGAATATGATTTATTAACAGCTCTAGGTTGTGATGATATTAAAAATGATGATGAAGATGGTTACAATGTAGTTTCGACAAAAGAAGCTCTTGATAAATATAAATTTGATTGGGAAAGGATGGCAAAAATAATTGGTTATAAAAAAGCGCCAAATACATTTATTTGCACAAGTAAAAATTATTTGAAATGTGTTTTAGAAACACTTTTAAAAGACAATCAATGGAAAACTGCAAAGTGGAGAACATATTATTTGTATATTGCATTTAGACAAATTATGAGATTTCATAATAAATGGAAGGAAGTATACTATCAATTTCACGGTAAATTTATTAAAGGTCAACCTATTCCTTATCCTAAAGAAATTTATCCCGTTTTTGGACTATCTCTATGTTTCAATTCATTTTTAACGAATGAATATATTGATAGAAACAAAAAGCAGCAATATTTAGATTATACCACCAACTTGGCAACTGATTTATTAACCGTTTATAAAAGAATTATTAAGCGAAATACATGGCTTTCACCCAGTACAAAAAAATACGCTGTTTTAAAATTAGAAAATATAAAATTAGAAGTAGGTAGTCCAAAAATGATAAGTGAAGACCCAATATTAAACTATAGTAGCACAGATGCTTATGGTAATATACGTAAAATGGCCTATTGGAGATGTAAACAGATGATTGCTTTAGATGGTAAATCATCCGATGTATCAATGCCAGCTATTGATTGGGAAGATTTCCAGTTAGTCGGTAAGCAGTCATATATAGTGAATGCGTTTTATACACCAACAGAGAACTCAATCTATATTCCATTAGCATATTTGCAAAAACCATTTATAGATTTAGACGAAAGAGGTATAGAATATAATTTAGCGCATATTGGATATACATTAGGTCATGAGATGTCGCATTGTCTAGATGATATGGGAAGTAAATATGATGAAAAGGGAAATTTAAAAAATTGGTGGACAAAACATGACCGACGTAAATTCAATGCTAAAGTGAAAAATGTAATTAAACAGTATGAACAATTTGCTGCATATGATGGTATAAAAATGGATGCAAGTTTAAGTACAGGAGAGAATTTAGCTGATATTTCTGGACTAGCAATTTGTGAGGAGTATTTAAGAGATTTTCAGGATAAAAACGATGATATTGTACCAATTCGTGCGTTATCTTTTCATGCATTCTTCGTTTATATAGCTATACAAGCTAGACAAAAGATATTTGATGAAGCAGTAAAGGCGCAATTAAAAACCAATCCTCATCCTATGGATAAGTATCGAACAAATTGTCCTTTAGCTCGTTTGGAATTATTTAGAAGTTTGTATAATGTAAAACAAAAAGACAAAATGTATTGGAGTTCAACGGATACTATTTGGTAAAATGTAGTTAATTAAATATTTTGTGTATTTCTACAAAATATTTAGGAAATTATTTTTTTCTAACAATAATATATAAAATGGCTACTCGTCGTCATCGTGCATCTCGTGCTTCTCGCGCTTCCCGCCGTCATAAAGCAATGAACAAGTCCATGAAGAAGGCTGCTGCTTCTCATGCATCTGCTGCCGCTTCCAAGGCAAAGACCGCTGCCAAGGCTGCTTCAAAGGCTGCCTCCAAGGCCGCTCAAGCTGCTCGCGGAGCTTCTGCTGCCCGTGCCGCCACTGCTGCTAAGAGCGCCAAGAAGGCTGCCACCAAGGCCGCCCACGCTGCTGAGCAAGCTGGCAATGCTGCTTCCAAGGCTGCTCAAGCCTCCAGAATGTAAATCTTTATATAATTTTAAATAAAATTTATATTATTTTTTAATAATATAAATGGTAAAAACACGTAAAAATAATAGAAAAACGTTTTATAAGAAACATTATATGAAATCTTGCAAATCTCGTAAATATAAGTCTATTTATGGAAGCAATCGATCACCTGTAGCGTTGTTTTTTTAGCGTTCCCTCCCTTTGTCTTTAAGTTAAAAAATAAATATATTAATTTTTAACTTAAAGAATTTATGCATGGCGATTAGATCGCTTGCGGCAATAAGACTTGCGCTTACCTGACTTTGTTTGCTTGCAACCGTACTTTTTTCGGCAGCCATCAGCTGTTTTACCACGGCAGGGAGATCTCTTTACACGAGAACGATAAACTTGCTTTTTAGTACGCATCTTGCGAGTTCTTTGAGCCATTATATAATAATATCAGATTTTTATTTTTCTAAATTTATATTTTAGCGATGTCTTCTACTCTTCCTGCTCTTTCTGCTCTTTCTGCTCTTTCTGCTCTTCCTGCTCTTCCTTGTCTTTCTTTTTCCTCCTTGTTGTATTAACGCATATGGATTTTTGTTTCCAGTAAAATCCAAATTTTTACCATTATATAAAGATAAAGAGTTCATTATATAATACACAAATATTTATTTTTATTAATTAACCATCGTAGGTGGTTCATTATTAGCTAAATTGTCTGGCTTTGGTATTTCATCATTCAATGCATTAGATATTTGATCATTCGATACAACGGAAGAAGTAGAAGCAGCGGATGCACCACTTATATCTAAAACAATGCTCTCTGGATTGGGATTATTTTGCAATTGCTCTTGATCTTTTTTAATATCATCCACTTTCTTATCTAACTCTGCTTTATCGTTTTCCAGTTTTTCTTCCGCATTTTGTTGCAGTTGTTTAAATTCTGCCGGCTCGGGCAACGGTTCTACTCTTGTTATCATATCTTCCTTTCTTTTTAAAACATTTTCTATCTGTCTGGTTGCCGTATCATAAATTTTCTGATCCACAATAGCCTCATACAATTTAATCCCCTCTACATAATCTATCTCACATGTTAAATATAGCTTAATTATAAGTGCTCTCGCCTCTACCACTAATTCTTGTAATTTTTCTTCACTTAAGGTTGGACTAATACGTATTCTTTTTTTATTTGTTTGCGGATCGACTGTATAAGTAAATATCTGATTAATAATAGTCAATAGCATTTGTTGGTTTGTATTTGCTTGTGAAATCATCTTTTTTAAATTATCAGCATATTTTGCAAACATACTATCTGACAATTTACCCCTTACCTCTCTTCCAAACTTAGGATTATCTCCTTGACATTGCTCTGTTTTATTGTAATCTCTTAGTTTAATATCACTGAATTTGGTTATATTAGCTGGTAACGGACCCGCATTCCCTGAAAATACATTATAGAATATTTGCAAATCTTCCCTATATACCTCTTCTGTTTTCTTACTCATTTTTAAAAATCTACCTGTATGAAAATCATATTCATCATCATAATATAAATCCATTAACTCCGGCATACCAGGTTCATCGTCTAGATCTTTTAATTCGTCATTATCACTCATATTTACCGAGCAAATCTCCGGAGCCACACTAATTTCACCATCAGCATTTGGTTCCAAGCTTTTACCATTTTTTAACGCATTTATTCTATTTTCACATATATTCAATTTAAATATCTCCCTTGGAGTATTAGGTGGAATTTTACCCTTTTCGTACAATGTGGCTCTTACAGTATTACCCTCTGCATCTTTATAAACATAAATAGGATTTATTGTTGTAACGATAGCTGCAAATAAATGCGCAATTTTTACATAAAATTTGGAGATAGCAATACAGATTCGCTTCTTTTTAATCGAATTTTTTACATCCAACTTTTCCAATTCATCTTTATCGAAAAATATAACCTTATCTTTTTCTAGCTCATTTACTTCTTCCCCATTTTTGATACGTTGAGCTAAATATGTAATTTCCAAATCTGTAAAATATCGCTCTATAATATCTGATGTTAAAATCACCAATTTATTACAATATTCACTGTCATATAACTTTCTTAAACTGTCAAAGTCCATAGTTAATATATAATTTGTAGCAATGTAATCTAATATTTGAGAGATTGGTTTTGGTTTTAATTTATTGTCCTCTTTATCCTTATTAGTTGAATTCTGATTTCCCATATTATATACATATACTTTTTTGCAAGAATAATAACAAATAAAATTGATTTAAAAATATTTTTTCTAGTTTAATAAACAATAACAAATAATGAACAACGACAGAAGCAAAAAAAAGAAGGACACCACAATAGATAAATCGAAACTATGGACTGTTTTTGAAAGTGAAATTATTAATCCCGACAAGCAAAAGGAACCTTTAGAGTGTCTTTATAGAAGTATTTCTAACAGGGAGTGTTGTGAAATGTGTCAATCTTCTTTAGCATATTCTGATGAAGGCTTCTTAACATGTACTAATAATAAATGTGGCATTATTTACAAGGATATGTTAGATCAATCACCTGAATGGAGATATTATGGTGCCGATGATAATCAAAACTCGGATCCTACGCGATGTGGAATGCCTATCAACCCCTTACTAGAAGAATCGTCCTTTGGTTGCAAGGTTTTATGTATTGGTAAATCCTCTTATGAAATGAGAAAAA